GTAACGGTAAACCCGTTTGTCTTCACCTGGGGACCGGCCTTCCCGCCCGCCCCGCCTGCTCCGTTGTTCGTCCCGGCAGGACTCCCGGTAACGTTGCCCCCCGATCCTGTGCTTCCGTTAGCATCCAACGCGCCGCCCCCGCCACCGACTCCGCCGTGAGCGGTTGCGTACCCGGTTTCGTCCGTAGCGCTCCCTCCTGCGCCTCCTGCGCCATAGTTGGAGGCATTCCCGGCTCCGCCCGCGGACCCGGATGCCGCCGTGTCCCCGCTGGCCGACCCGCCGGACGCCCCCGCCTGCTGGGGCCACCCCGCCCCGGCGCCTCCTCCTCCGCCACCGCCGGCAGCTCCGCGGTTCAATCGGATCGCGGAAAACTCGGCACTCCCGCCTCCTCCGCCCCCTCCTCCGCCACCGCCGAAGAGGGAACCGTTATTCTGGATCGAGACGTCCATATGGATCTCCACGGCCGGCCCCCCGTCTCCGGCCGCAAGACCATTGGATGCGCCGATGTTATTCCCGGTTGCGTGAGCACTTCCCCCCGCCCCTCCCAGGCCCGGGTACCCGTAAATCCCGGAATTGTTCACGATCTTTACCGTAGAACCGGCCGGGAAGGCAGGTACTATCAGCGCCGCGCTGCGGCTACTGTAATTTCCCCCCAGAGCGTTGTTGACGTTCACTACCACATCAACCGGGTGATCGGGGTTCCCTGCAGCCGACAGAACGTTGTAGCTGATCTGCCACTGGCTCACTGTCAGGTCTATCTGCTGATTATGCACCCTTCGCCAAGAACCCCCGTCCTTGGCGTATACGTTCTTCATCTTTCTCCAGGTGCCGGCTACCTTGACCCATACGTTCTTTATCTCCCTCCAGGTTCCGGACACCTTTATGTAGATGGGCATAGTGCCCTCCTTAATACTGGAACCAGACGTCCCCGTTGGAGCCCCCGGAGGGTGCGGAGGTGGATACGGTCTTGTTTCCCCCGTCCCACTTATCTGCGTCGAGCCCCGATCCGGACCCCTGCTGCAGAGAAGCCTGAGGAACCACTCCGCCACTGGTAAGCTGCACTTCGTTCCCTACAGAATCCTTGAAGTACAGTTCGGCCGGCCCGCTCGGGTTCCGGGAATAGAGCTTCCCTTCCCCTGCGGTGTTGGCTGGAGCTACCTGTACGATCAAGCGCACAATCTGGTGCTTGCCGTCGTCGGCGGTATTGTTCCCCGCCACATGGTCTGCAGCCAGAATCGTTTCCAGAGCGCTTCGAGAAGAGCGCTCATTGGCCGGGTACTGCGATACCTGAGCCTGATCGGTGGGATTGGTCTTGTCGATGTTCGCCATGTCCGGCTCCTACAGATTCCGCCGTCCGGTATACCGGCGGCGACCCCTCGGCATTCCATGAACCCCCTTCAGGGGAACGAGGGTATTGGCCCTGCGGGTGCGGGACCGCGCATCCTGCCGCTGCACCCGGGTGAACTCCTGGGAGGCCCGCTGGCGGTAGTACTGCGCCCGCTTCTCCTCCCGGTTGAAGTCCATCCCCTCCGCCGCGGCGAAGAAGACCAGCCCCCAATCAAGGTTTTCCGTGAACCAGTTGGTCGCGGTGTCCGCCGCCAGGGCGGGGAAATAGGCCCAGTAGGGGATGTTCACCCGGTACTCCCCGTCCCCCCATTGACTGGACCCGTCCGGGTAAGGGTAGACGGAGACATCGGACACCCCCTCCAGGATGAAAGCCGGGGCCCCCTTGTCGTTGGGGTCGTCCTCGGAGAAGAGGTAGTGCATCTGGTGCTGCGACACCGCCCACTCGATGGTCTGGGCCCCGTGGCTCCCGCGATGCAGCCAGGGGTTGGCCCGGGACTCCTTCCAGTCGTTGGGCTTGGCCCCCAGGGTTCGGGTCCCGGCGGTGGTGGTGAGCGCAAAGGAGGCCTCCATGCACCGGAAATTGTGGTGATCCTGGAAGTCTCGCAGGGCCTTGTTCACCCAGTCTCCGATTAGCGCCGAAGTGGCCTGGGGGAGGTCCATAACGTACTCCTCTACGCGCCCCTTGATCGTGGCGAAATCCGGCATTCCGGCCTCCTGCATGGAAGAAAAAAGGGGCGGCTCCGGGCCGCCCCTCCGTCGCTACCGGCGGCGTCCCCCGCCACGTTGCTTACGCTTCCCCATCTTCCTCGCTCCCATCGGTCTGCAGGTTCTTCAGGAAGACCTCGGCCTCGTCCTTGGACATGGGCTTGCTGGTGATCCGGTTGCCGGAGGCATCGACCACCCCGTAGCGCCCCCCGCCCACATGCTGGACCGAGTATCCGGGGATCTCCTCCTGCAAGCCCGCGTTGATCTCCTGCTCCACGCGCTCGGACTCCGAGGCGTATTCCTGCTCGATGCGCTTCTGCGCCTCGGCCATCCGCTCGCGTTTCTGCCGCTCCCGCTCCAGCGCCTCCGTATCGAAGCCGGCCTGGGCGGCCAGCTCCTCCCCGACCGGGTTGCCGTTGATGTCAAAGAACTCCCCGGGGGCGTCCTTGTACATGCAGACCTGGATGCCCGTGAGGTGGCGCCGGATGGTTACTCCCCGGTCCTTGTCGATCATGCCCGCCTCCTGTTAGCCGCGCAGCAAAGCGCTTCGCAGCTGGTTGATTTGGGCGGCACACTCCCGCACCGCGTCCCGGAGGGCCTGCACCTCGGCCTGGGTCGGGGGGCTGGACACGGTGCTGATATCCGGGAGGTCCCCGTCGTTGGTCCCGCCCACGGCGCCCCCATTCTCCGTGAGGGCGGCGATGCTCTTGGGCTCCTTGGCCCCGCCGTAAAGCGTCATGGTTACTGCCCCGTCATGTTGGTGGTGGCACGGGTGCCGCTGAAGGGAAGCTCGTCCACCTCCAGGAACACGGTCCCCGTCGCCCCAGCGCTGCCGGCGGTTCCCACCGCCAAGACCAGCTCCTCGCCGACGTCCACCTCCACGCGGGAGGTCAGGTCCCGGTAGACCCCGCTCCCCTGGCCGATGGCCGCCGTAGGCTGGAGGGTGTCCTGCTGGGCCCGGTTGGTGTCGGACCCCGCCGCGGGGCGCTTGTCCAGCTGGAGGACCAGTCCGGTGCCCGGATCCGTGCCTCCGTCCTGGATCACCCCGAAACGCCGGACGATCATGGGCCGAGCCGCGACGTGGTTGAGAACGTCCGCAAGCGCGTCCAGCGCCACCCCCTCGGCCCGGTAGGTCTGGGTTTCGTAACGCATCAGCCTTTCTCCTTTACGCCGAGGTTTACTGAGAGGTGACGTGGACCACGCGAGCATTGGCCGCGGTGTCCCAGGTCAGTCCCGCTTCGAGGGTTCCGACCAGCCGACCTCGCGGAACCGGCCGAGGTCGGTGGGGATCCCGGCCCGCAGCTCGGGCTCCATGACCGTCGCCAGGAAGCCGGCGTCGGCTCCGAAGAACACGGCCTCCCCCGCCACGCCGCCGGACCCGATAGCGTTCTGCAGCGCGTCGTAGTTGTTCGTCTCGAACAGGGCGAAGTTCTCCACGTCCCGGAGCCGGCCGTCACGGAGCGGATCCGAGGTGGAGGGGGCCAGCCAGTCCTTGTACTCGGGGTCGTTCTTGATCCCCCGGGCGGCCCGGGTGGAGAGGATCCCGATGTACATGCCGTTGCGGAACGGCGGCACCTTGAGGCCGCCCTTCAGCTCGTCGTGGATCTCCCGCAGACCGGCGATGTCCAGGTTGGTATCCGCGGTGGTGGACGGAGTTCCGTCCGTGTCGAAGACCCCTCCGGTGGACACCGGGATGTACTTGTAGGGGGTGGTCAGAAGCGCGTCCGCCGCCATCTTGTCGAGGGTAAGACGCTTCTGGTCCCGCAGCATCTGCTGGAACCGATTGGTCAGGTCGAAGTGGGTCAGGTTCTGCTCGAACTCGGTCATGTTGATCTTGAAGCCCCACTCCGACACGGGGACCTGCTTCGTGTCAATGTTGGGGCGACCGGAAGGCAGCTGATCCTGTTCGGACACCCGCCCGGCCAGGGGCAGCTGCATCATCCGGGTGATCGTCACCGAAGCGCCCTTGCCCTTCCCAAAGCCGGGCTCCGGGCTCAAGAAGCGCATGAACTGCGCATCCGCAATCGCCTCCCGCCGGATCCGGCTGGACAGGAAGTGATTGCGATAGGTCCCCGTGGGTGCATCCCATTCCCAAGCCATTGTAACGCTCCCTCTGTTGCTGAAAGCGCCCTGTGCTTGGGTACTCCAATGCCACGGGCCATCGCCGATTCAGCTAGGTTTGATGGTTTCTCGCTTACCGGCTATGTAAATCCTGCCCTCCCGGAAAGACAGTTTCAAGTCCCCGTAGAATTTTTCTTCGGACAGCTTCTCGATAAGCGAGTGGGCCCATTCGTTCTCCGGTAGACTGGGGAACTGAACAGTGGATGTGTTTCTGTCCCTCGCCATCAGAAGAACCCGCTTTCCGTCTGCATGGACTTCATTTCCTGCACGAAGCTGCTGGATCCTCCCGACTCTCCGGAGGCGGCCACCCCGGGCGAAGGGGAGCCTCCCTGAATGCCGGCGGCCCGGGAGTCCGCCGCAGGCGCCTGGGGCTGGCCGCCGGCCGGTGCCGCGGGCTGGCCACCGGCCGGTGCCGCGGGCTGGCCACCGGCCGGTGCCGCGGGCTGGCCGCCCGTGAGCCGCTGCATTTCCTCCTGGGCCGCCATGCCGATCCGGCGCACCAGCCCATCCGGATCCACGGAAGCGTACTGCCCCGGATCCACGTTGGCCTGCTGGAGCTTGCTGAACTCGTTCCCGATCACACCCGTAATCAGGGCCTCATGCTGGGCCAGTTGGGGGTAGGCCGCGGAGAATTTGGACCACAAGGCCTCCCCCACCGCCGGACTGAGCCCCTGCCCGGAGGCGCCCTGCCCCTGCGGGGCCGGCTGCGGCTGCGGCTGCGGCTGCGGCTGCGGGTAGCCCTGCGGGTAGCCCTGCGGGTAGCCCTGCGGTTGCGGGGTCTGGGCCGGGGCCTGCTGCTGGGTGATCCATGTCGTAAGAGCCCGGTTAAACTCCTCGGGCTCCATGACGGGATCGGGCAGCTGCGGGGGCTGCGGCTGCGGGGCCGGCTGCGGCTGCGGGGCCGGCTGCGGCTGCGGGTAGCCCTGCGGCTGCGGGGCCGGCTGCGGCTGCGGGTAGCCCTGCGGCTGCGGGGTCTGGGCCGGGGCCTGCTGCTGAAGCAGCCGGGTGATCGTGTCCTGGTACTGGCGCTCCCGCTCCTGCCAGGGGTCCGGCTGGGCCGGGGGCTGCTGGTCCTGGCCCTGGCCCTGGGCCGGGGGCTGCTGGTCCTGGCCCTGGCCCTGGCCCTGGCCCTGGGCCGGGGGCTGCTGGTCCTGGCCCTGGCCCTGGCCCTGGGCCGGGGGCTGCTGGCCCGGATCCACGGCCGGGTCCCGCTCCTGGAGCGAGCGGCCCTGCTGCTGCTGCTGCTGCTGCTGCCGCTCCTGCTCTTCCATCCGGCGCTCGGCTTCCGGATTCCCGATAACGGGGAAGGCTACCTGCGCCCCCTGGCCCCGCTGCGGCTGCTGTGCCGGCTGCCCGGCTTCCTGCTGCCCCGTCTCTTCCGCCATGGGTTATTCCCTCCTGTTGATGTCGTACCCAGCCTGCTCACTTGCCCGCCCGAGCGCCTTTTCCCGGCTGCCCAGGCTCTTCCGGATGGAGTCCAGGTGGAACAGGGACATCCAGCCCTGGATGGCCTCGGCCCCGCTCAACTCTCGGCCCTCCTGCAAGGCCTTGAAAATCCGCTTGCGTACCTGCTCCTCCCGCCGGGCCAGCTCCTCCTCCACAATCTGCTTGGCGAGGTGCAAGCCCGGCCCGTCCTCCACCATTCCCCGGGCCTCGTCCGGGCTCCGGGGGCGCCGTGGATAGCTCACCCGGTCCCTCCGTTGTGGTTCTTCCGGCTGCGGCCCTTGCCATTGCCGTTGTTCATCTTCTGGAAGGTCTTCTGATTCGTCCGGTACTTGTCCACGGTCTGCTGGTCCGCCCCCTGGTTCATCATCCGCTCCTCCAGCTTGCGGCGCTTCCGAAGGGCGTCCGCGAAGGAGTTCTCGGCCACATAGCCGCGCTCCTGGGAAGCATTGTCCACGCCGCTCCGCTTGAGGTGGTTCGTGCCGGAGCCGCCGATGTTCAGCTTCCCGCGTCCGGATTTACGCATGTCTTCACCCTCCCGTCTGGTTCTCGGTGGTCGGAGCCCGGCGGCTCTGCCCGGGGTTCTCTGTGGTTCCGTCCCCGCTTCCGTCCGCCCCGGTCCCGCCGGCCCCGCCCTGGCTGCCCTGGGCGTTCTGGACAGCCTGAGCGGCCTGCTCCGACTGCCGAACGATGTCCCGCACCATCTGCTCCTGCCGGGACGGCTTCAGCGTCTCGCCGTCCACCCCGTAAAGCCGCATCAGCTCGTCCATGAGTTGCCGCGGGCTGTACATCTGCAGGAACTCCTTCAGCAAAATGGGCGAAGTGCTGATGGTATTGAGCGCCGCGAGGAGAGCCTTGAGCTTAGTCTGCCGATCCACCAGCGCCGATATGCCGCGCACCCGAAACCGGATATTCCGGCGCCGGAACTCCTGCCGGCGGACGTTGAGCATGTAAGCGGTTTCCTCGCCCAGCTCCTGCCGGACCTCGGCGTCCTGGAAATCGGTATGCTGGAGCCCGGTCTGCCATACCAGGGTCAGCGTGGGCTCCAGGCCCCGGCCCTCCACCGTCCGGGCCATGCTCCGGATCAGGGAAGAGCTGGACTGCTGCACGGCCCCGACCTCGGTAGCGGTGATGTCCCCTTTCGGGGGAAGCTGCCCCAGGCTGATCTCCGAGAGCTTGGCCCCCTCCCGCATTTCAGCCTTCAGGGCCTGCCACACCGTTACCGACTCCGGGGGAAGCTGCCCGAGGTCGATGCTGCTCATAAAGTGGCGGGCATCGCTGCCCTCCTGCAGCTCCAGCATCTTGTTGGGCGTTATCCCCTCGTTGAGCTGCGTGGGGTCCTCCAGGTTCTCCGGGACACAGGCAAAGGCCCGGAGGGTGGAGGTATAGGTGCCGTCCAGAATGAGGTTGGTCAGCTCAATGTAGCTCCGGGCCACGGAGGACCAATCCTCCATGTAGCTCCGCCCGTAGACCGACAGGGGAACGGAGATCAGGGGAGCCGTCACGGTCCAGTCGCGCCCGTGCCAGAAGGGGTTGGGCTCGGGACCCCGGATGATGTGCCGGTCGTTGGCGACCATTATCAGGCTGTTCTCGGCCGCCACCCGGCCGTCTGGAAGGATCACGGTCGCCAGCCACTCGTCGATCTTCACCGGGCGGCGCCCGGAGGGGGTTTCCTGGGTGTGCCCCGAGGACCGCAGACGCTCCTCGCGCAGCCGCTCCGCCTCCTGGGCCTGCAGGTTCTGGATGGCCTGCATGTTGTAGAGCGGCTGCCCCTGTCCGTCTACGAGGCGGCCCATCGCTACCAGCTGGTGCATGTCCAGCTCGTATTGCCGGAGCCGGTAGAGCCCCCGGCCGGTGTGGTCCACCCAAATGCGCCGCGGGTCGGCCACGTCCACGGCCACGTACCCCCCGGTCTGGGAGTCGTTCCGCCATGTCACCGTCGCCCCAATCTGCATGATGGTGGCTATCTTCATCATGTCCTCGAAGACCGAGGAGAAATCGGTGGGGTGGCCGTCCGGGGTCCGCCCGCAGCGAGCGAGCAGATAGTCCATGAACCTCCGGATGTGCGGGGTAAGCTCGCTGTCCGGGTCGGCCGGGTCCACGGGCTCGAACCAGGGTCCCCCCTGGTTCAGAGCCTCGCGCATGGCCGCCGACCAGCGATCCACGTACTGCGGGGCCTCGGGCATGACCTCGGTGGACTGCCAATCGGCCTTGTCGCTGTAGTCCATCCGGCCCCAGTAGAGGTCCCAGTTGTCCTCCCAGACCTGATCCCGAGCATTCGGCCCGCCCCGGCGGGCCTCCTGGGCCTCGCGCTTGTAGCCGGCCAGGGCATCCACGATGTCCTGCTCCGGGATGGCCTGGGGATCTACCGCCGCCCCCTGGGCCGGTGGCGCCGGCCCGGACCCGCTCTCGGGGCCCGAGGTGCCCATCTGGATCTGTACGCCGAGGGCCATGGTCTAGTCGCCTTTCCGTACCCGAACGGAGGGGGTTCCCGAGGTGTAGCTGGAGCAGTTGACGCGCAAGAGCTGTCCGCAGGGCGCACGGTAGTCGAACTCGGCCGGCGCACTCCAGCTCTGCACCACGCCCCAGGTCGTCCCCCCGTCCAGGGAGCGCTCCAGGTCCACGGTGGCCGTCATGCCGGACCCGGTAAGGGAGACGGCCACCTGCTCCTGCTGGCGCAGTTGCATGGTGCCGGTGGTGCCCGCGGCCCCGAAGTCCTTGCTGATGTACGCCTTGCCCGCCGCCAGTCCGCTCATCGGTTGCCTCCTCCGCCTATTTTTCGCCCCTCCCGGGGCATCCTTACGTCCGGGCGGCCGATCCCGAGGCCGTCCCCGGGCCTCCGGCGCCCGCGGAAGTACGAAGCCTGCTGGGGCCGTCTGCGATCCTCCGAGCCCCGCTGGATCTTCGACAGGGGGAACAGCAAAGAGGCACCGTACCCCATGCAGTCCCCGGGGTGGGAGTGCATGTCCTTCACGATGTCGCCGATATTCCCGGAGCGGTCGATGTGGTAGTGCCAGCCGCCCCGCAGGGCGTGCCACACCTCCTTGGCCCGCTGGCTGTCCACCTGAACCACGCCGCGCCCCTGCTGGGTCCGGCGCAGGATGGCCCGCAGGGGCTCTACCCGGTGGTCCACCGAGATCGGCCCGGGGATGAACGGCCCCCCGAGCTGCCCGGTTATCACCTTGGTCGCGGAGTTGCGGCTGTCCGACTGTTCGGGGGAGGACAGGTTGGGGTCCCCGGTGTGCCGCCAGCGGAAGCTGTGGAAGCGGGAGCGCATCCGGGGCTTCACGATGTCCTCCACCAGCTGGGTCATGCCGATGTCCTCCCCGACATGGGACTCCAGGACGAGCCAGTGGCCCAGGGGCGTCACCTGGGTTATGAGGCAGGTCGGCGTCTGGCCGCCGTCCCACAGCAGGACCAGCTCGGAGCCGGGGGACGGGTCCAGCTGCCGGGCCAAGTGCAGGTTCTCCGCCCACTCCGGCGTCACCGCCTTGCCGTGCTGCTGGAAGCCGAATTTCCCTTCCAGGAAGCGCCGCTGGAGGTCCGGCCGGTGGGCCCAGGCCTTCGCCACCTTCTCGTAATAGCCGTCCGGCAAGTTCCCCAGGTTCTCCGGAGCTGCCGTCTGCCAGCAGACAAACCCCTCCGTCCCCGGGTCCACGAAACGCCGATAGGTCCAGTGCGTCTCGTCGGGGTTGTTCTCGGCAAGCTTCATGGCATACCAGCTCATGCCCGGCTGCCGCAGCCGGGACAGCGCCACGTCGAAGATCAGCTCGTCGATGCCGCCGCTCTCCGCGGCCGGGGCCGGCTCGTCCATGGCGACCCCGGCCAGGGAGCGGGACTGCAGATTAGCCGCGTCCGCCGGGTCGTCCATGCCGCCGAACTGCACCTCCCCGGAGAGCCCCGTGGCCTCGCCCCACACGAAGCGCTTCTCGGAGGACCTGTACTCCCCCATGATCCCGGGCGGGAACCAGCCGAAGAACTCCTTCTGCGTGGTGTCCCGCATGTTCTCCCAGGTGTCCCGTATCATCATCCACACCGCCCCGGGGTTCTGCCGGGTGTGGTGGAAGATGCTCCAGGCCAGGGCTGCGGACTTGCCCTCCCCCATCCGGCAGGCGAACAGATCCGCCTCAGCCTGCGATTCGATGAACCGCTTCTGGGTCGGGTTCGCCTGGAACCGAATGTCGAAGGTGCGATCCTGGCTCAACCGGACTCCTCCTCCCCGCCGCCCTCCCGCTTCAGGAAGCAGGACTCGTACCCCTCCAGGTCCGGGTACATATCCCGCATCGCGTCCGCCGCGGCCATGAGCGCCTGCCAGCTCATTTCGGCGACCACGGGGAGCCCGATGTTCGCCCGCGGGGCGCCGTCCTCCGCCACCGGCTCGAAGCGCAGCAGCACCA